CTCAAGTCTTGTGATTTGGTCCTTGATTGATGAGCCTGAATTTGGCTTAAGTTCTATTAGATAGTGTTTAACTAAAGCTTTTATTCTTAATTCTAGCCCTACTATTAATACTAGAATAGTAGATATTAAGCCTAATACTTGTGTTGCATCCATTAAATATTACCCTTTGTTTGAGCTAGACGATACTTGTATCCGTCCTGGATTCCGCCTGGTCCTAAATATGGGGCTGACATTGTTACTTCCCATTCACCACCGCCTGCGTACATGACGGAACCTGTTGCATCCAGAACATTCTTAATCTTACCCTTGATTTGTAATATGTCTCTTGAGTCTATAAATACAGAACCAAGATCAGTACCTGTAACAGTTGCCGCACCACCAAGAGCCAAGTCAGAAGACATGGATATTCTAATTTTTACTGGAATAGTAGCATACACATTTTGTGTAACTAGACCATCTGCAGATGTAACTGTCTTATATGAATAATAATCAGCTACATATGGGAATTTCCTGGTGGTGTTAAACTTCATTACAGAGTTCTCCAATCGACCTTACGGTTCCACTGGAATATCTTGCCAGTTTTAATTGATCTTGTTCTATTAAATGAAAGAGCACGAGCTGCAATTACGGCAAGCGGTGCAATAAATGGAGCACTGTAATTGCCATCAAAGTTCTGAGATGAATCTCCAGCACCAGCGCTTGTTACAGCAATCTGCTTATAAATTATTTCCTCATTTTCAAACATGTATGCAGCTTGGTAAGCTGTCATCTTGTCTAGGACTAAAAGATCTGAAGGACTTTCAACATCTATCTCGTCTCTACCAATGTAAATCTCAATGATAGATTGAGCTCTTTTAATTAAATCTAATGATACGTCTAGATTTGTATATTCTTTTACGTTATTAGCGGTTGTAAACATTGCCTCTAGTTCTCCTTCCTAGTTCACGCACTCTTATTGTATGAGTCGTTGTGAAATCTAACTTATTTGTTCCTTCTAAAGATAACTGTAGTACGTAGTCTCCGTCTTTATCAAAAAGACTTCTATCTGTTGGCCATACAAATCCAATCTGACCTAAGACTTTATTTGTGGAAACAACCTGTGCTCCAGTTAAATCTACTAATTCATTATTACTTCCGACCATTTTTGCAGTAATATTAGTATATTCACCAAGATTAGCTGCATTGCCATTCTCGTCTTTAACTAATATAGACAATGGTGTGGCTGGAATCTGTCCTATCCAATATTGACTAATCATCTAATTATTTCCTTCCTTAAGTATACAATTGGATCTACATGATGTAGATACATTATTATTTGTTCTGGACCTTGTGTTATTGCAAAAGCAGATACTATTGTAGCACTTGCCGCTGCTGCTGCACCAGGAAGAATATTCTTACCACCAATACCAACAATTTTTGCTGATGCGTACATTGGAAGAGCTGCTATTCTTCTATCTAGACCCTTTGCTTGTGTTTCATTTATTGTAGCTGATGCAATCATAGCTGTAGTTGTTACGGTATTTGGATGATCTGCAGTTACAACTGGTTGTGGCAACTTAGCTGTTCCAGTCATTGATGGTCCGCCAACAACTGTTCCAGTTAATCTAACCTTATCAGACAACCACCATAGGCCACGAGTATTAATACTTGGAATAAATACGTTTCCAGTATCGTATGTGCGTCCCATTACAATCTTAAATGTATTTAGGTTTCCGCCTGTTACTGCACCTGAACCTGAACCAGATGCAAATCTACCCAACGCATCACGAAGTCGTGTGCTATTTAATTGAGCATTAAGTCCAGTTCTTGTTCTTGTCTTTGTTGGATTTTGAATCAAAAGATTAGCAACATCTCCTCCAACAAATCCCTTTAGATTTTGAGTAACTGGTTCTACCTTAGAAACAATATTATCTCCACTTAAAGACCAATATTGTTTAATTGGATCATTGTCGTCATAAAGTGGAGGCTGCTGAGCTGTACCAGCAATGTACTGTGCCTTTTGTGCATCACTAATAATTCCAGCATTGTAAGCAATATTAACCCAATAGTTAGATGCCATATCGTATTCATGATATTCAACAAATGAAGTTCCATATTGTGGACTTGCATATGTAAATGAATTTCCAACGTTTTCTGAGAATGATACAAATATCTTGCCTTTAGTTAATTTGCCCTTTAGATTTGTTCCAACTGGCAAAGCAATTGTTGTTACATAATCTTTATATGGATTATCAACTTGAACAGAAGTACCATAATTTTGATTCCAGATCTTCTTTGATAATGCTGTAATTGGAATACCAGCTAAAACATCTTCTGGCTTTACCGCTTGATATGGAAGTCTAAACTTAGGATTTCCAGAATCAGCAAATACAAACTCATCATCTATCTGTAAACCATACGGTCTATTTTCATATCTCTTATAAAGTCTATCAGGTCCACCGTACTCTTGATGATCATCATTTTGATAAAAAGCATAATCAGTCCAGATAAATGTATTATCATCTGTTAGATATTCAAGTGTATTTATAACACGGTGTCTATCATTAAACCAAGTGTCATACCAGCCTGTTCCATAAATGTTAATCATATCTTTAGCTGTTCCATCTATTTCAATTCTTCCAGTAACTACTGGCCCTCTATTATCAGAATATTCATCTGCATAAAAATTTCCTTGATCTCTTAATAGTGGAACTTCTGCAGCATTTGCAATAATTCCAAGATCTTTAGCAAGTTGTGGATTTGTTACAAATAGTGATAAATTGTAAGTATCAATAGCATCACGCAGATTATTTAAGAAATCATTAAATAATGTTTTTTCTTGTAAGTTAAAATATTCATCAACTTCTGTTTTAGAATTAAGTCCCATTGCATCTTGTTCTTTAGGCTGATCTGGATAGTTTCTAAAGAATATTGCATCATATTGATCTAATTCGTATACGTCTTCCATCAAGTTAACGTATCTATAGTTATCTGTAACTGGATCTACATATGTTGTTCCGTAAGGGGTTCCACTTTCAATCATAACTGATTCATTTAATAGAGGATGTTTATCTCCTCTATATGTGTCACCAGAATAGAAGTTTTTAACTGGAAGTGGGAATACATCCCAGTCAAAGAATGTCTGTGTCTTATCTGTTAGATATGTTGTAAGCCCATAGAATGTATCATAGTCATAAGGTTCTGCGCCAACATCATGTCCACCTGATGTATTTACACCAACTGGTGCAAATGGATTATTATACTGTCCAACATAATATCCAGCAGAAGCATTAAATGTAGGCCAGAAATAAAGCATTAATGCACGTGCACGATTTCCTTTACCTCTAGTTCCAGCTCCAAGTTCTGCTGAAGCAGTTGCAGGTGCTACCTCAATTGGTGTAACTCCAAATGCAGCAAGGTAGTTAATGTATGTTTCTCTTTCAAGAACAAATGATTCTTTATTTAATGATATTACAGAAACTTTAAAATCTGAATAAACATTTACATCATTAGAGTTATATCCAATTTGTCCTGGATAGTACGCTGTCTGACCATAACGCTGAATATCTAGTTTTCCATCAATCCAAACCTGAATACGATTATCATCATCTCTGTATTGAATAATTAAATGATGCCATTCACCATCAGCAATATCTTTAAATCCTGTAAATGCAATTTCATCTGTTGATTTAAAGAATCCCTCTGTACTGTCTTTTACACCAGTAAATGCAATTTTGCCATCTTTAAGTCTAATTCCTGTACGCTTGCTTCTAGAAACAGAACTTGATGTATCTCCAAGGTATCTTCCAGCGGCAATAAATTGATTCTTCTTGGTAGTCTGAATCATTGTTTCCATTGTCCAGCCTTGAGAATAAGTCTCATTATCGCCATTCTCTAAAGCAATATTTCTAATATTTAATGCTTTTCTATTTACTGGATCAAAATATCCAGCTGTAGCTACTGGAAGAGGTGTGTCATATAAGTTATATCCATAGTTGGCATTAAGAGGATTTCTATTATTATAAGCATTCCATCCACCATATCCACCATTTAAATAAATGTTATCTGATGTATTAAAAAATGTGATTGTTCCGCCAAATTTAGGTGATTGATAATCAACATCTAGTAATTTTTTATACCATTTATCATCAGCAACTAAGTAGTATGCTGGTGGTACTGGTAAAAATGCAGTTGCATTTAATGATTGAGGTTTAATTAAAGCACCAAGAGTTGTAGCAATTCCTGGTTGAACCATTAATGCTGATACTACAGCAGGGGACGCATTCCATTTTCCAGGAATTCTTGCATAAGCTGTAGGGAATGATGCTGTAGCAAGCATATGCAGAACACCCACAACTCCACCTCCAGTAATTACTGGATTTTCTCCATTTGCAGTTGCAGTCATTGGTATTGCTGCATAATTAAAATTCTTTGTTGCTGCAAAGTTAGGCATCTGTAACATTGCTGTTGCTGTAATTGGTGTAGCTAAATTATTAATTGTATCTTGTTGGGTTGGATTTGGTAATAATGCTGTTGCATATCCTACACCTGGATTGATATTAGGTCCATACCCAAGAATTAATGATGGCTGAACCATCAATGCTGTGGCAGTTGTGTCTTGTATAAGAGCAACCTTCTGATATGCTTCAAATGCATCTTGTGCTGTAAATGCTATAGGTAATACTGCATATTCATCAACTGTTAAATCTCTAGAAGATGAAGTTGGAATAGCTCCAGGAATACCACCAATAGCAAGTAATCCAGTATCTGTTAATGTAAGAGTGCTTGAAGCATTACTTGCCCTTTCAATTCCATCCACATAAAGTTTTAAACTTGATCCATTTTTAACAGCAACAAACATATGATAATTTGAATCACCAAATGTTGCAGTTGTTGTAGCGTCTTCATTTACTGTTGCACCTGCTACTCTTAGACGTAAAGTTCCATTTGCAAGTTGTTGAACAAGCATACCAACACCAGTAGCATCACCAAAACCAGCAGATGCAAATAAAGCATTTTGTGCAGCTCCGCTTGTTAGTTTTGCATAAAATAATATTGTTTGCTGATTTGCAGAACTAAATGTTCCTGAAGTTGCAGACCATGATCCACTATAAACTGAGTCTCTATTTAAAGAATTATATGCTTTATAATTTGGAGATGATATATTTTGAGTAAAGTTTGTTCCAGTTTTAGTTAATGTTATTGGAACTGAGCCAATATTTATTGGTGATCCTGTAGCTTCGTCCATCTTAAAATAAAATGATGGAGATTTACTAAGTATATATTGATTTAAACTATTATTTCTTGAAAATGTTGGCATTACCATAGCAGCAGATCCTTGAACAATATTACTACGTCCATAATTCCAAATATTGGTCATTTCTGTTGTTGTAATATTTGCTGAAGTTCCTACATAAAAATGAGATACATACATTAATTCTGTTCTTGTTTGATCACCAATACCAAAACCACCAGTTGTAAATTCAGACATGGATTGATTAAGATTTGCTGTTCCCTTAGACACATTATCTACATAAAGTGTCATTGTTCCACCAGTTAATCTAACTGCTACATAGTGCCAATTGCCATCTGTATATGATGTAGTTGTAGTTACTGTTCTAGAGTTATTATTTAAATAAGTAGAAGCTGTAATATAGCCAGTACTTTCAAATTGAATTGTTAAGTTATCTGAACCAGTTGTTGATGCTGTATAAATTCTTGCAGATTCTGTAGTTGATTTCTTTACCCACAAACCCATTGAAAAATTGTCATCTGTAAACTCTGTTGAAAATGTATTAGTTCCAATTGCATATACGCCATCTGTATAACCATCTCCACCAGTTATTCTTAAAGCACCATGTCCTTGTATTCCATTATTTAAATCATTTCTAGATGTTCCAGAATAAAAATATCCAGAAGATCCGCCATTTCCATAGTTTGTAATTGCTTTAGGTTCATCAAACAAATAATATTGTTCTAATGTCAATGTATTCATATATGTATCTAGAAGAGTAAATCCATCATTGGCTGATTGAATAGCAGCAGGGAATGTTGCAGATGCAGTTGCTGGTGATGCTGCATAATTAATTTCCCGTGTTGTAGTAATTGCTGGTTGAACTGCTAATGCTGATGCAGTTGATACTGTAGCTGTTACAGTTCTATCTGCAAATGTAGCCATGTGGTTAGCTACAAATGTATTCATTGAAGTCGGTGATAAATTACCAAACTCAGCATAAAATGCATAAAAATCAATTGTTGCTTCTGAATAACTTGATGGAACATTAGATTGTGATATATATGATCCTAAATTAACAAATCCGCTGTAATTTAAATTACCTCTTGTTGTTGTTGTTCCAATAAGAGTTCCATCTACATAAAGTCTAAAACCAGTAGATCCATCCATATAAGACATAACAATATGGTGAAATTTTCCATCACAAAGATTAACTGAACCAATTATCTCGTCTTGGCCACCATATCCAGTAGCATAACGTCCTTTAATATAACCAGCCGATGTAATATATAATTGTGTATCACTTAATGAATTAAATAATATTACATCTGTTGAAGGAGTTGAACTTTTCTTAAATACTATTTCATGAATAAAATTAGTAATACCATATCCGCCACCCCATTGATGAAGTACACGACCATTTGAACTAAAGTCATAAGAAGCATTTCCAGTAAGAGAGCTAGCATTTTGTGTTACAGTACCATATTGAGTAGAAGATACAGTTATTCCACTTCTATTTGCTTTTTCCGTTGATGATGTATCTAAATTTGTTGCAAATGTAAAGCCTGCTTCTGCTTGAGCTACTGTATATAATGACATAAAAAAGGACTGCCTTTAGGCAGCCCAGACTCCAATCAATAATTTGTCTGCTGGGATTGATGAAATACTTCCGCCGTTAATTGTAATAGTAGGAGTAAAGGAGAGATCGGAAACTACTGGAGAAAATATATCACCAGAAAGAATCTCGACAGTAGTCTTGACTACGCCTGCACAAGCATTCGCTTGGAATGCGCCGACCTCTACCTTTACGTCCATTAGCGTTACCTTACGCTACTGTGATTCGAACAATACCAGTCGAATCCCATGTGATTGTAAAGTTACCATTTGTTGAAGATTGATCTGAACCGAAGTCCACATAGCCAATCAATGCACTTGTTGAAGAAGTACCTGTTGCATCATAAATAACTGCATAACGTGCTGTGATTGTTGAAGATGCCCAAGTGGTATCCGCAGCATCAAGCATAATTACGTTGTTAGCTGAATCATAGGTTGCTGTCTTTGAAGCAAGTGTTGCACCACCAGATGTGTAGCCAGTACCTGAAACTTCGTATGTTGATACGTCGTTGAAGTAGTCATGTACATCCTGATCTGGAGTGTAAGATGATGAAAGTAGAGCAACCTTGATTGTATCAGTGTCGAAATCTACTTCCTTGTTGAGTGCCTTAAGTAGGAAGTTACCGTATAGTTTAGAAGCCATTAGTTAGTTCCTCCTTATGATGCTGTCTTCTCAAGAATTGCGAAAGCTTCTGGCTTTGCAACTGCGAATGCACGACGTGCACGAACCTTGAGTAGAACACCATCTGTGTCAAATTTAGCATCCTTAGATACCATTGATTCTATTCCTGCACGAACACCATTTACCATAAGGTCAGTATTACCGACGATAAGTAGGGCGTTTCCTGCTGGTGTTGCTGTAGCAGCAGTTGCTGTCTTAGCTCCAAGAGAAGTCACAAGTGGAAGACCGAACAATGTTGCTGGTGCTCCGTTTAGTGGATTCTGAAGGATTGGACGGTTGTTGTTGTCAACAAGTCCACGCAATGCGCTTACGAATGTTGGGTGAGCAATGAACACTGTCTTTGCTGGATCGAAATAGTCTCCTGCTTCGATTGTGCTTAACAATGTGTTAAGTTTAGCAAATGTAACTGCTCCTGCTGTTGTTAGAAGGTTTGAAGCTGAGTTATACTGTGAAACTTCACGGTAGATTGAGCTATATGGAGCTGTATCAGTTCCATCAGCTGCAACAGACACGCCTAAGCATGCATTGTCAAACTTTCTTGCCCAGTTAGTTGCCCACTGAGTCTTGTATGTATTGAGAACGTCAATGAATGAGTCATTCATGTCTTCCTCAGAGATGTGCATAATCTTAGCCCATTTACGAGCTGATAATGTGATGTCGTCAATTGTAACTGATGATTCACCGATTGTTGCGCCTTCTGCGTATACGTTTGGAGCATCTCCAACGAAGCGTGGAACACGCTTTGTTGATGTAGCCATTGGCTCACGACGTGCTTGGCTTTCAATTGCAGAGTTCTGCAATGCTGCCTGTACGACGTTAGATGAGTGCTCTTCTACGATATAACCATTGGCGACTGTTAATTCTGTTCTTGCCATAGTAGTTTTATCCTTTTCTTATTAGTTAGATTTTTTATTTGCTTGAGAGTAATATATTCGTCCGAATAATATTAGATTCGCAAGCCTAAACGTCCATCTAGCTTGCATAGTCTAATTATACCGTATTTTAATCTCCTAGTACATATTTTGCTTGTAATTCAGTAGCAGACATAGGTGCATCAACATGTGAAGATACTCCAGAATCTGCCCTTCCACCGACGATTTTCTTTGGGTCAAATAACTCTGGGAAATCATTTCTGAGATCGTTCAGTTGTAAATCTAGACCATTAATTTCAAAATCCTCAGTTAATTCTATTTCTGATGTTTTGATGTATTTTAGAAGTTTGTCAGCATTTGGAACTCCATTTTCAAGTAGAGATCTAATTATTCTGTCATTCTTTAATTTAGTCTGGTTAACATTAAGCTTTTCTCTGGTGACAGCAATTTCTTGCTCTACCGCTTCTTTTTCCATTCTAAATCGCTTTGCATCATTTTTTGCTCGTTCCAATGCAGCTAATACTGCGATTGGATCTTTGATCTCCGTAGACGTACCTTCTACGAGTTCATTGTTTTCCATTGTGTCTCCTAATCGTCCAATTAAGGATTTTGCCAATTGCCAGTTTCCTGGCCGAGAGCATTTGCTCTCTCTGCTGCTTGATTCTCAAGAGCATAGTTGTGTGCGTTTACTATTTCAGATGTCGGAACTGGTGGGAGTCCTTGTTGTGCTTGTGATTCAGCAACAATTGCATCTGCAATCTCTGGGTCATATCCAGCCTCAAGAAGAATCTGATAGAGTCCAACTCCAACGCTCTTCTTACGAACTGCTATATCCCAATTGTCTAATGAGTCAATTGACTCTGCGTTCTCCCATTTGATTTCAACATCAGCAGGAAGTCCTTCTACCTTAAACATAAACTTAAATAGATCTCTCCAAGTTGATCCAAATGCCATTTGACGATTTAGAACCTTCTTAAATAGTGGAGCTTCAGCTACACGAAGTGCTTGACCTGATGGTAGTGTTGCGCCTCTCATAAAGTAATGTGTTGGTGTATTTGTAATAGATGCCATTGCATTTACATACTCAATAACTGGTGCTGTAAATGTTCCTGGATCTGCCGCTGGGAATTGTCCAACTGAAGATACACCTTGTAGATACCAAAGTTCTCCTGGACCATTTCCTAATGCAGCTAGATTTTCTCTTGCTGTATCGTCATCAGAGAAGTCATCAAACTCGTTTGAATTACCACCATTAGCTAATGCATAGCGTTGTGGTGCTCCTTGATAATCAACAGTCAGCATGTGAGTTGATATCAGCTTGTTTATCGCATCTTGTGGACCAAATGCATCTGCATGCTCTGGACGACCAAATGGTTTATGTGTACGGAAGTGGAATACTGGAATTTCTCCCCAAGGATTAGGAATTACTTCCATTTGTGTCACATTTATTTGATGTGAAACTAAATCGATATCTCCATGTCCTACATACTTCTCAATACGATCTGGGTAATACATGTTTAGATAAAGGAACTTCTGATTTTCCTGTACTACCTGCCATAGTTTAGCTGCGAATTCCTTCTTACGAGGGTTTTCTTGGCTATAAACAACGCATGTTGTCATTGGTGAATTATAGTCAATTGCCATTGTTCCATCAGTATCTGGCCAAACAATAGCGTATGAATCACCATAAATAAGTGCATTGCGGTGAATTTCGTTAATATCTAGCTGAATATCTGATTGTTCCCACATTAGGTCAATGAAATCTGCAGCTTCTTGGCTTGCTGTCAAAATATTGTTGATTTCAAGACGGTTAAGTACAGAATCTACAACAGTTTTCGAAAAGTTAAATCTAAAATCGCTGCCCTCATAGCGAAACATCTTAAACCATCGTTGGTTAGCAAATACTTCTCCGTTAACACCCTCATAGTAGGCTTCAGCTTGCTTATAACCTTCTCTTTTGGTGATGATTTGTTCAAGGGCTACTCTTATATCTCTCATTTTATCTCCTTAAGTAATTTAATTGTCGTGCAAGTATCTTTGGTGCCTTATTATCTAAGAAGTATAGTACACCAGAGACAACGGCATCGAGTACGTCGTCATGTGAAACCTTTGGGAAGGAATACATTTGTTCTTCAAGCACAGGAAAGTGAGATGTATGTCTAACTAATCCTTGTTGATAGAAGTTTAAAGCTTTACCAGCACGAATTTGCTTAGATACAGATTGTTTAATTGATCTATATCTGACTGGAATATCCTTAAACACATCCTGCCATAAGTCTCCACCTTGGTTTGTTTCAACATATATAACGCCTGGGTCATAAATGTCGACAAGACTTGCAACTCGTTCTGCTAATTCAGATGGAGATACTTTTAGCTGAAAAGCATCTCTCACATAAATATAGTCATCTTCTCCTCTGCTCAATACGGCTATACCCGTATAGTCAGAAACCTTGTTCTTTGTTACCGCTGGGTCAATTGAAATGATTGTGTTTCCATACCATTCAATATCATCTACAATAACATCTTCATATGTCCAGAAATTGCCATCGCTATTTACTGGTCTATTCATGTAGTTCTTTGCAAAGTCACGTAGGTGTCGTTGACTTTGAAGCCACTCTATAGACCACTTCTCAGGCCATACAGAGCGTTCTGAGCCATCTTCATTGGTCATAATGGCTGGATAGTAGTGGACATCAACGTTCTGGTCGTCAATCCATTGTAAAGCCTGATCACGCTCACCTTGAGCATGCTTACGAAACATATCCATCATAGAGTTAGGCATGGTGGTGGTACCAATAATAATCATTCTAGCATAGATATTCATAGGTGCAATATCATCAAATACTGTATTCATCTGACGACCTGCCTGATACTCAGAGTAATTCTTTTCACCCTTTTCAATATCATCTAAAATAATCAAATCTGGACGAGTGCCAAAGACTTTCTTACCTAGAGAGTTTGTATCAATTCCGTTAGCATCAAATATAAAACCATTAGACTGAACAATACGCCAGGAATTACTAGCAAGAGATCTACCAGTAGAAGCGACTTGCTTTGGCGTACATAATTCAGGATAATCTGCCCTAAGATATTCATTAGTCTCCAATTCATTTTTAAATGTCATTAAGTGCGTTTCCGCTTGAGAAGCAGCATCTGAGAATGCAGCAGCAAATTTAATATGACCATGGGCGGCGGCCCACATAGGTAAGATAAGAAAGATCCAAGTGCTTTTGCCACATTCTCTAGGTGCAATAAATGCATCACGATTAGATTTAGGTTCAGTTGGCTTATTGATCCATGTCTTTCCATATTCAGCTAGGTTCCAGTGAAATTCTGAAAGTGTAATTTCTCCGTGAGAATTCTGCAAATGTTCTGGCAAATAGAGCAAGGCAAATAACATAGGATCATATTTAGTTAATTCCCGTCGACCTTCTGAAAATTTCAGTAGTTCAGGATTAATGTCTTCCATATGTTTTGATATAGTATTCATTTTACCTTCCAAATTTATTTAGAGTTGAACATTTGTATTAAGAAATGTCAATAGTATTTTGGGTGGTATGTCTCATACAACCTTTAAATTATTTTTAATTGATTCAGATCTCATCTTGGCTTCATTAAGCATATCTATGATTGCTAAATCAGAGCCATCTTTAGATCTATTTTCATTGATGTTAGTAGATTTACCTTCAATTAGATTGATTGTCTGAATAGCCTTATGTAATGCATTAGATAGTTTAGATATATCATCTGATGCTAGAGTATCTTCATATAGTGCTTCTACTGTTCTATCTATTACTGCCTGTGCCGCCAATACTTTCTCTTTATCAGTATAGAAAATGTCTAATTGTTTAGACATAACTGCTAATGTATTAGCTGTAGGCATGTCCAAATTGCGTTGTGTGTAGAATTTCTTAGATGTATGATATGACTTAGGATACCCCAAGTATCTCATAGCAGGGCCTATGCCCATCTCATTAGCACATTCAATAAATTCGCTTACTTGTTCTTCTGTAAATACGGGATATCCCATTTAATTCTCCAATTGTCGACATATCGATATATCTTTTAACATATATTTGACATATTCGCACACATATGCGATCATTCCTATAGTTATGTTAAATAATACATCCATGTAATCTACTTCTTCTTTGCGTGAATTGCTCTATTTTGAGCTGCTGATCTAGTACTTTTACCTATTTGATTAAGTCTGGTCAAAGGATTAACTTTTTTAGGTTTAGTCTTTTTATTACCTATCCAAGTGCTATTGATCTTATCTGTAGCCGCCTTAGATTTTCTAGCTATCTCTCTCTGTCTAACTACCTTTTCCGCTGCAACTCTTGCTTTACGTGATAACTCTGCTTTAGAGTAATTAGTAGTGTTTTTGACATAGGATTTCTTTGCGATAGCCATTATTTCTTCTTCTTATTGGATGATCCACTAATTGGGACCTTTATTCCATTGATAGTTCTTACTATAATATCTGATAAGCTTCCTGCTCCACCCGCCGTATTTCTACGTGATGCTTGAGCATAAGCTGTACTTGTCTTACGAGAAGCCAATGAACCTGTAACTCTACGCCCTGTTTTGGCTGTTTGTAGAGACTTGTACTTTTTGACCTTGGCTGCTTTCTTTTTTACTGCCATGTTTTCTCTCCTTCTTTTTTGGTTTATATTGGTGATCTATTTCTCTTCTTATTCCGTGCTTATTAATATCTATAATCTTAGCCATTACTTCTTTTTTGACTTTCCCGCCTTAGATAAAGCAATTGCAATTGCCTGCTTTTGGGATTTCACTATTGGGCCTTTCTTTGACCCTGTGTTGAGAGTTCCAGCCTTAAATTCCTTCATGACCTTAGAAATCTTCTTATCTGCTTTACTTTTCTTTTTCATCTTGTTCTCCTTGTTTTTAAAGCTTTTATCAAATCTGCTGGTCTGTGTCTTCCAGCATATGGCCTAGTGCGTTTAGTTGGATTAAGTTGTGTATGAGCAACTCTTGTTGCTCCAGTAGCACCTACAGTTGCAGGTCTTAATCCTGGATGTTTTGTGTTATTAGCATTTTTACCTTTTAATTTAGAAACAGTTTTTTGTGCACCTGTCCTTGGATTTGTTTTAACTCTAGTTCCAGCTGGGGATCCTACATAAATTGTATTTCCACTTTTTATTTGACCAGAAGTTCTATATCCTGAGCCACCTGCTGCAATTCTAATTTTTTCAACAGATCTTTGAACGACAGCATTTTTGATATCTTCTCTTTTTCTTACGTATGAACTAGATAGTTTTCTTTTAGCCATTTTATTTACTGACCACTTTTCTTACAACTCTTAATGTACTTCTAAGCTTAGTTCCCTTTTTTGTTTTAGTTTTAAAAGTTGGACCAGCATATCTTTTGCCAAGATGTCCTTTATCGTATGTAATTGAAACTCCTCCAAATGTAGATCTTGGACCTGTTCCAGTTACTTTTTGTACCTCTAAAATAGCTTTAGATGTTGCTTTGGTTGCATCATTTTTATATTTAGAAACTTGTTGTGGTGATATATTAGGTGTTTTAACTTTTGTGCGTGTAGGATTGCCTTTTGTGCCTTTAGCTTTAGTATTTCTGCTTTTAGAGCCTTTAACTGACATTGCTACTCCTTATCCCATAATTGATCTAGAAAGTCTCTTAGTGGTCCGCCGACCTCAAAACCAAATGTCTTTTCATATGTCTCTGTATCATTGTATATTTCTACAGTCATAGAAAGAATTCCAGATGGATGGTAAAAGAGATCCTTGGCGTATGGATATAATCTCATTTCATTGTCTGCTTGCACGGCTACAAAATCCCTGAAATCTCCACGATGTGCTCCCATTGAACCATCCTTTATCTATAGTCTAAGTATACAACATAAAGAAAAAACCCAACAGATTCAAAGGGTGGCTCTGTTGGGCATTTCCTATATACAGGAGTATATGTTTTACTGAGTTTGGCAACTAGTAAGTAATAATTATATCACTTTCTTTTGCACAAAGCTAGAGTTGAATGAAGTATTTACTACCTTTTTCTTTCTAGTCTTTGGAGTAGGATCATAGAGCATTGTTGGATACCACCAGAAATTATCTCTCTTAATTTGTCTGGCTTCATATTCAATTAGCCATTCATTTATAAGTTTATCTAATTCTGTACTGGTAAGTAACATAATATCTTTCATCTTATGATCTGACCAGAATCCTTTTAGAGCAGCATTCTCTTTTACAGTCTTTCCTCTTTTGTCCTGTTTAAGAGTATAACTCTCTCTCTTCTTACCTGTATCTATTCTAATCTTAGTTCTTGGTCTACCCGCCATTTTTCATCCTTCTTGTAGCAACTTTACATCTCTGTTTCCAGCATGGCTTGCAGTAAATATTATGTTTGTCTAAACTTAATGATCTTTTACCAAATTGGCTTATAGGCTTTTCTGAGCCACAGTCACGACATGTCTTAAACATTAGTACTACTTTAGGTTGTGCGGCCTTCCTAGCCTCATTGTAGGCCTTGTAGTAGGTACTCTGGCATTCTCTACAGTAACTGGATCTGCCATCTCCATACTTTCTATTGCTTAAATTAAAATCTGTTATTTCTTTTTCAGTAAAACACATTGCACATTTTTTCACGATTCTTGTAATCTCCATTTTCTTTTGTTTTGACTTTATGACAAGCTTTGCATAATGTCTGTAAGTTTTGTGGTTCATTATTTGATCTATCACCATCAACATGATCTACATCTAATAATTTCTTATCTGTTGGTACTGTAAGGCATCTTTCACAATACCCTTTTTTGGCCTTCCGTGCCTCTCTACGGCATGTTAGACAGCTAGACCTATAGTATCTCTTACCTGTCTTATAAACTTCCTTTAAAGCAGCGTTTCTGCCACATTTACACTTTGGTATCATTTGACACCAACCATCCTAATTTTGCGGCGGCGGCGCCACATCTTTCACAGTGACTAAGGAATCTCAAGTAAAGCTGACAGTTGTTACAAAAGTATATATCTCCTTTTTCTACCATGATAATAACTCTTCAACTTCTATCAGTTCTATAGTTTGTATTTCTTTTGTATTTATATTTGTATTTAGTTGGCAATCTGGTACCATCGTTTGGTAGTTATTTGCCGCATTGTAGGTTCTTTTTTGCCGTAAGTAACCATTATCAATTAACTCTCTTTTGGCAGTTCTTACAGTTCTTTCAGACAGCCCAGTACCATCAGCAATTTGTTGATTTGTTGGTCTAGATGGGTTATATGAGGCAATGATCAGTGCTACAATTCTTGCCTTGCTGCTTAAATTAGATTCTCTAATTGAGCGTAAATATTCAAAATAATCCACAGTTATCCCCTTTCTGTTGAGATAACCTAATTATATAATGCTATATTTCTAATGTCAAGACACTAATCTGTCTATTTTTTCCTCAAGTCTTGTGATTTGGTCCTTGATTGATGAGCCTGAATTAGGCTTAAGTTCTGATAGATAGGTCTTAACTAGAGATTTAACTCTTAATTCCAGCCCAACTATTAATACAAGGATGGTTGATATGAGGCCTAATACTTGTGTTGCATCCATTAGACATTACCCTTAGTTTGAGCTAGACGATATTTATATCCATCTTGAATCCCGCCTGGTCCTAGATATGGGGTAGACATTGTTACTTCCCATTCTCCGCCGCCTGCGTACATTTTATTTCCTAATGCATCAAGTATGTTAGTTAATTTACCTTTGATCTGTAAGATATCTCTTGAGTCTATAAATACAGAACCAAGATCAGTTCCTGTAACTGTTGTCGCACCACCAAGAGCCAAGTCAGACGACATGGCTATTCTAATTGTAGTTGGAATAGTAGCATACACATTTTGTGTAACTCGACCATCTGCAGATGTAACTGTCTTATATGAATAATAATCAGCTACATATGGAAATCTTCTGGTGGTGTTAAACTTCATTACAGAGTTCTCCAATCGACCTTGCGGTTCCACTGGAATATCTTGCCAGTCTTAATTGATCGTGATCTATTAAATGAAAGAGCACGAGCTGCAATTACAGCAAGTGGTGCAATAAATGGAGCACTATAGTTGCCATCAAAATTCTGTGATGAGTCACCAGAACCTGCGCTTGTTACAGCAATTTGCTTATAAATTATTTCCTCATTTTCAAACATGTATGCAGCTTGATAAGCTGTCATCTTGTCTAAGACTAAAAGATCTGAAGGGCTTTCAACATCTATCTCGTCTCTACCAATATAAATCTCAATTATAGATTGAGCTCTTTTAATCAAATCTAATGTAACATCTAGATTTGTATATTCTTTTACGTTATTAGCGGTTGTAAACATTTCCTCTAGTTCTCCTTCCTAGATCACGAACTCTTATTGTATGAGCTGTTGTGAAATCTAATTTGCCTGTTCCCTCTAGGGATAACTGTAGTACATAATCTCCATCTTTATCAAAAAGACTTCTGTCTGTTGGCCAGACAAATCCAATCTGACCTAAGACTTTATTTGTGGAAACAACTTGTGCTCCAGTTAAATCTACTAATTCATTATTACTTCCAACCATCTTTGCAGTAATATTAGTATATTCACCAAGATTAGCCGCTAGGCCGTTCTCGTCTTTAACTAATATAGACAAAGGTGTAGCTGGTATTTGTCCTACCCAATATTGACTAATCATCTAATTATTTCCTTCCTTAAGTATAGAATTGGATCTACGTGATGTAGATACATTATTATTTGTTCTGGTCCTTGCGTTACTGGATATGCAGATACTATTGCAGCAGTTGCATTTGCTCCAGTTCCAGCGAGTATATTCTTTCCTCCAAGACCAACAATTGTTGCTGATGCGTACATTGGAAGAACTCCTACTGCTCTATCTGGACCCTTCTTTTGTGTTTCATTTATTGTAGCTGTTGCTATCATTGCTGTTACTAATATAGTAGTAGGATGGTCTGCTGTTACAACTGGTTGTGGAAGTATAGCATTTGTAACCATTGCTGGTGCACCTACAACCTTACCAGTTAATCTAACCTTGTCTGATATCCACCATAGACCACGAGTATTAATACTTGGAATAAATACAGTTCCAGTATCATATACACGACCCATTACAATTTTAAATGTTACAAGGTTTCCACCAGTAACAGATGACGCTCCTCCACCTGATGCAAATCTTCCAAGAGCATCACGTAGTCTTGTGCTATTAGACAAACCATTGAGTCCAGTTCTTGTTCTAGTTTTTGTTGGATTTTGAATCAAAAGATTTGCAACATCTCCACCAACAAATCCTTTTAGATTTTGAGTAATAGGCTCAACTCTAGAAATAATATTATCTCCACTTAAAGACCAATATTGTTTAATTCCATCATTATCATCATATAGTGGAGGTTGTACTCCAGTTGTTCCAGCCTTATATTGTGCTCGTGTAGCAGCATCAATTATTCCAGCATTAAAAGCAATATCAACCCAGTAATTGGAAGCCATATCGTATTGATGATATTCAACAAATGAAGTTCCATATTGTGGACTTGCATATGTAACTGAGTTTCCAACATTTTCTGAGAAAGATACAAATATTTTTCCACCAGTCAATTTGCCCTTTAAGTTAGTTCCAACTGGCAAAGCAATTGTTGTTACATAATCCTTATACGGGTTATCTACTTGAACATATGAACTATAGTTCTGATTCCATATTTTCTTTGATAAGGCTGTAATCGGAATACCAGCCAAAATATCTGATGGCTTTACTGCTTGATAAGGTAGCCTAAATTTAGGATTTCCAGAATCAGCAAATACAAATTCATCATCTATTTGTAAACCATAGGGCCTGTTTTCATATCTCTTATAAAGTCTATCTGGTCCACCATATTCAAATTGATCATCATTTTGATAAAAAGCATAGTCTGTCCAAATAAAAGTATTATCATCTGTAAGGTATTCAAGCTGATTAATAACACGGTGCCTATCATTAAACCAAGTATCAATCCATTGAGCACCATATTCATTTACTGGATCCTTTGGTGTACCGTCAACAAGCACTCTACCAGTAACAACTGGCGCTCTATTATCTGATATTTCTCCATCATAAAAACTTCCTTGATCTCTAAGTAAAGGAACATCTGATGCATTAGCAATAATTCCAAGGTCTTTTGCAAGTTGTGGATTTGTTACAAAGAGCGAAATGTTGTATGTATCTACAGCTGTACGCAAATTATCTAGAAAGTCAGCAAATAAAGTTTTTTCTTGTAAGTTAAAGTATTCATCAACTTCAGTTTTTGAGTTAAGACCCATGGCATCTTGTTCTTTAGATTGATCTGGATAATTTCTAAAGAAAATAGCATCATATTGATCTAATTCATAAACATCTTCCATTAGATTAACATATCTATAGTTATCTGTAACTGGATCTACGTATGTTGTTCCGTAAGGGGTTCCACTTTCAATCATAACTGATTC